CAGCTTTGATGATATCTGTAGAAATCTGGCAAGCGCGTACTGCTACCCTTTCAGGCAGTAACTTGCAAGATTTCCAGCCAAGCCCTTATCGAATGAGCGCTCAGCTGCTCGCTAAGGTGCGAGGATTGATTGCACACGCACTAGACCCACGCTCGATGGTGGGATAATGCCAGTTGCGATTACCACACTTAGAACGACACTTGCCACAGCTCTAGTCGATAACACAAAATGGCAGACCTTTGCATTTCCACCTGCCACAGTCTTGGCTAACTCAGTTATTGTTTCACCCGATGATCCCTATTTAACACCTACCAATAATCAGCATATTGGCATTAGTCCGATGGCATCCTTCAAACTGATTATTACGACCCCTCTTTTCGATAACGAGGGCAACCTCAATGGCATAGAAGATTTTGTGTGTGGCGTGTTCGCCAAGCTTGCTGCATCTTCTTTGACCTATAATGTAAGCGCAATCAGCGCACCTAGCGTTCTCGATGCTGCATCAGGCCAACTGTTGTCGTGCGAGATGTCTGTTCAAATCCTTACGAGTTGGAGTTAATATGTCCGAGTGGGAACTAGAGAACGAAGCCTTCCTGAAAAAAATCGGGCAGGTTAACACACCAGCACCAAAGCCAACATCTACTAAGAAAGACGAGGAATAATCCTAATGGCTGTATTTCTAAACAATCTGGTCGGCGTTAAGATTAACACTGTTGATCTTTCTGACCATGTAACGGCAGTAACAATTAATCGTTCATTTGATGAGCTAGAAGTCACTGCAATGGGTGACACATCACACAAGTTCGTTAAGGGCTTGGAAGCATCAACTGTCACTATTGATTTCCTTAATGACACAGCAACAGCGAATGTTCTTGCAACACTTCAAGCTGCATGGGGAACAACAGTAACAGCTGTATTCCTACAGACAAAGGGAACAGCAGTTTCTGCTACTAACCCTCTATACACTGTTTCATTGCTAGTCAATAACACAACAGACATCAATGGTGCTGTTGGCGATATTGGCACACAGTCAATTACATTCACTGCTAACTCAACAGTTGCAGTGGCTACAACAGGCACATTCTAAACAATTAAACAAGGGGGCTAACCATGGCAAAACTTAAGATAGTTCGAACAGATGGAAGCGTTATCGAAGGTGAGATTACTCCAGCAGTGGAGTACGCATTCGAGCAATTCGCTAAAAAGGGCTTTCACAAGGCTTTTCGTGATGACGAGAAGCAATCGGATGTCTATTGGATTGCATGGGAAGTTCTACGCCGTTCAGGTGAGACGGTTAAGCCTTATGGGATTGATTTCATCGAGACACTCAAGAGTGTTGAGGTGCTTGATTCAGACCCTTTGTCTTAAAGCGCGATCTCCCATTCACTTACCTAATTGCTAGGCTAAGCATTAGGTTGGGGCTTGCGCCACAGCAGTTACTAGAGTTAGACCCAATAATGCTTCAAGCCTTGTTGCAGGGTCTCAAAGATGAAGCAAAGGAGATTCAAGATGCCAGTAAGCGTAAAGGGCGGTATTGAACTCCGTAAGGCTCTACGCGCCTATACGCCCGACTTGGCTAAGCAGATGCCAAAAGAGATTGCAACGGCCTTAAAACCTGTTGTGAAGGCTGCTAAAGGCTATTTGCCAGACAACGGCTCAATCCTTAGCGGATGGCGCACACGCGAGAACTACACTGGCAGATTTCCGCTTTATGATGCCAGCTCAGCTAAGCAAGGCATTTCATATAAGACAACTCCATCTAAGCCAAACAACAGAGGCTTTAGATCATTAGCGCGTTTATTTAACAAATCCGCAGCTGGTGCTATTTATGAAACTATGGGTCGCAAAACTCCATCTAGCCGATTTGTCCAGAACCAAAATAATAAATCTGATGGAGAGTTTAAGGGTAAAGATAAAGAGCGCGGACGCGTTCTCTTTCGTGCGTATGAAGAAGATAGAGGCGCAGCTCGTGATGGTGTTCTAAGAGCTATTGAAAAGGCCAGCAAAGACTTTAAGAAGGCAACCGCATGAGCATTATTATTGATGTCGCAGCAGAGTTCACTGGCAAAAAAGCCTTTAAGCAAGCTGAAAGCGCAACCGATAAACTTACCAAGTCTGCTAAAAGTTTAGGCAAGACTTTAGGCATAAGTCTAGGTACAGCAGCAATTCTTGGTTATGCAAAGGCTTCCGTAAAGGCAGCAGCTGATGATCAGAAGGCTCAGAAGCAATTGGCCTTGGCTCTTAAGAATGTTGGGTTAGAGCGCGATGCCGCTTCTGCTGAGTCCTACATCCAACGCCTGCAAAGCGAGTTCGGCGTTGTTGATGATTTATTGCGCCCCGCTTATCAGCAATTAGCGATAGCAACTGGAGACACAGCCAAGACTCAGAAATTACTTGGTCTTGCGTTAGACCTAAGTGCTTCAACTGGCAAAGATTTATCATCCGTAACAGGAGCATTAAGCAAGGCTTATCTAGGCAACAACACTGCCCTTGCTAAATTGGGTGTAGGAATATCCAAGGCAGACCTTAAGACTAAATCCTTTGAGGAAATCACTAGCCAGTTAGCCAAAACATTTAAGGGTGCAGCTGCTGAATCCGCTGCTACCTTTGCAGGATCAATAGCCAAGCTTGGTGTTGCTGCTGAGAATGTAAAGGAAATTATTGGAAAAGGCATTATAGATGCCTTGGTTGTGCTATCTGGAGATAAGACTGTTTCTAATCTAGCAACAGATATGGAAAACCTAGCAACTTATACCGCTGATGTTATTCGCGGTTTCGGCCTTATGGCTGCTGCAATACAGAAGATTCCTGGAATCGGTGGATTAACAGGGGCAAATATAGTTCAAGCCATTCCGATTCTTGGCAGTTACATAACTTTATTGAATCAAGCTGGTGCAAAAACCAGACGAATTGAAGAAGTCGCTAATCAAAAGAATCCAATTCAATCTGGTTCTTATCTTAATAAAACAACAGCGGCTACTACTAAAAGTCAAAAAGAACTTCTTAAAGTAACTGCTGCACAATTAAAACTGGCTAAGGCTAAGTCAATCTTTGACCTACAGAAGATTCAGATTGAAGCAGCTCTCAAGGGTAAGATTTCAGAGGAAGATCGTATTCGTCTTAAGCTTATGCAGGCTATTCAAGATGAAAACATTAGCCAAATTGATATATATACAAAGGCGCTTAATGAAGTCCAAGCCAAGGTAACAATGCTTCAAGCTACTTTATCTGAGGTTTATTCCGTGGATGTCGGTAATCCGTTTATCGCATGGGAGATTGGCCTAGACGGAGTCAAGCGAGCTTTGATTGAAGTTAATGGTCAATCCATTGCATTGACTAACACCATTGCTCAAAACTCTTTAGCTGCTGGATTAGCAGGCGGTGCATCTTTCGCTCAAGCTTTATCAGGTGCAAGATACGCAGCTCAAGCAGCTGCTACTGCTGGGATAAGTGGCGCTACTGGCATGATGCCTCAAGTACCTACAGCTGGTAGTGGTGGCACTGCTGGTGGAGGCAATAGCACAGTTGTGCAAGTGACTGTTCAAGGTTCAGTCATCGCTGAGAATGATCTTAACCAAGCCATTAACGATGCCCTTGCTCAATCAGGATGGGCTGGGTCAGCTATTGGATATAGCCGTCAGGCAGTTATTACGGCTATCTAATGGCGCTTCCAGCAACTATTTCAGTATCAATTAACTTTGCCAATGGCCCAGCTTACGGCATTCCTTTAACCTTAGATGATCCTGTAAAAGGTATTTTAGGAACAAACATCTTGGCAGATAATGCTGCTCTAGTTATTGATTACTCAACATCCACCACTAACATCGCTATCCGCAGAGGTCGCAACCTATTGCAGGATACCTATGATGCTGGTCAGGCAACGGTTCGAATCCTTGACCCTGCTGGAGATTTCAATCCTCAGAACACAGCATCTCCGATTTATGGCTATTTGCAACCAGCTAGAAAACTCCGTATCTCTGCTAGTTATTCTGGCACTGAGTATTACTTATTTTCTGGCTACACAGCAGATTACCGTTATACCTATCCTCAAGGCCAAGAGACTGCCTATGTGACTATCACAGCCTTTGATGCATTCAAGATATTTAATACCTCAGCAATCACCACAGTAACGGGCGCTGTAGCGGGTGAGACTACTGGCACTCGCATTGGCAGAATCCTAGACACAATCAACTGGCCTTCATCTATGCGTGATATTGATACAGGACAGACAACCTGTCAGGCCGACCCTGCAAGTTCTAGAGCAGCCCTTACTGCCATCAAGACATGTGAATTGACCGAGTACGGTGCTTTCTATTGTGACCCTGCTGGAAACGCTGTATTCCAATCGAGAGATTTTACAACTGCATCTATAGGCGGTACTCCAACACTCTTTAACCAGACTGGTACAGGTATTCCTTATGCCAATGTCAAGTTTGCCTTTGATGACAAACTGGTCTATAACCAAGCCAACATCCAGCGTACAGGCGGTACTACTCAGACCGCCAGCGATGCCGCTTCCATTGATACTTATTTCCTGCACTCATACACCCAACAGAACTTGCTCATGGAGACTGATGCAGTCGCTCTGGACTTTGCTAAGGCTTATGTGGCATCTCGTAAGGACACCAGCATTCGCATTGATGCCTTGACTCTTGATCTGATGAGTCCTAGTTATACAGCTGGAGTAACGGCGGCTCTCAATCTTGATTACTTTGATCCAGTCACGATTACTAACACGACAGATAGCGGATCAACAATAACCAAGACCCTACAGGTTCAGGGAGTAGCTCACGATATAACCCCTAATTCTTGGATTACTACTTTCGCCACAATGGAGCCAATTATCGATGGCTTTATACTCGACTCGACATTATACGGTATTCTAGACACTAGCGTTTTAAGTTACTAAGGAGCAACTATGGCAAACGGATTCCCATTCTCAACAGGCAATGTCCTTTCGGCTACAAACATGAATGGGCTTACTGCCTTTACTGTTAATGCCGATGCCACTGCTGATTACACTGCTGTCTTAGCAGATCAGTATCAGGCTCTTATCTCTATGAACAAGGCCACTGCTGTGGCATTTAAGATTCCTACTAACGCATCTGTTGCCTTTGCAGTTGGCACTGTCATTACAGTTCTCAACAAGGGCGCAGGTACTTGCACAATTAGCGCAGTTACTTCAGGTACTACAACAGTTCTCAGTGCAGGTGCGACGGCTGCATCTCCAACTCTTGCTCAATATAAATCAGCTGCTTGCATTAAAGTTGCTACAGATACTTGGTATGTCGTAGGTGCGATTGCATAATGTTAAATACTTTGGCGGGCATTATTGCCTCTAGTGGTGGCGCTCCAATAGTAACTGGTGGCACGCTTTACACAGTTGGCGGATTTAACTATCGCGTATTTTCTACATCTGGAACATTAAGCGTAACTGGTGGAACACTCAGTGCAAGCGTGTGTAGTATTGGCGGAGGAGCAGGCGGAGGCCATGGTCGTGGTGGCGGTGGCGGTGCTGGAGAAATAGATTTATTTGCATCATTTTCATTAGCCCCCGGAAATTACACAGTCACAATCGGCGCTGGTGGAGTTGTACCAACTTCAACTACTCGCGGTGGTAATGGTGGTACAACAACTTTTGACACTTTGCAATCCGCGCTTGGTGGTGGCGGTGGTGGAACAGATGATTCACCAGTAGGAACTTACACGGGAGCCAATGGTGGCTCAGGCGGTGGTGGAGCAGGTGGCTGGGGATCAGGTGCAGCTAATACGCAAAACGGCGGCACAGCATCGGGCAGTAATACTTTTGCAGGTGGAAAAGGTTATGCAACTGGCACTGGATTTTTTACAGGTGGCGGTGGTGGTGGCGCTACGGCAGTAGGTGCAGATGGAAGTAACTCGTCAGTATTTGCCCAAGGCGGTAATGGTGGCGCAGGCTACACATTAACAAGCATTGATTCTAATTTGACAGCTGCCAATATGGCAGTGTTCACAGGAATGACAGTTGTTGCTTCAGGCGGTGGTGCAGGTGCTTTATCGACAGCAGGTATTAGTTTTGAGGCCTTTGGAGTCGGTGGCACTGGTGCAGGAAATGGTGCAACAACTGGTTCACCAACAGCTGCAACAAGTTTCGGTTCAGGCGGTGGTGGTGGTGGTTATGCCACAACAGTGGGAACAGCAGGTTATGCAGGTCTAGTGATTGTGAAGTATTCATAATGAGCCTTTATGCAGAAATCAAAGACAATGTAGTTGTCAATATCATTGTTGCTGATAAAGATTTTATTGATTTGTTAGATGGCAATTATGTGGAATACACATTAGAAACCCCTTTAATTGGTTATGGGGCAAGCATTGGCTTTACTTACGATGAAAGCAAAAATGCTTTTATTGCACCTGAACCTGAAGGCAATCTTGGATTTGATGAAACAACTTGTCAATGGATAATGCCAGAAAAGATTCCATATGAAACACAAGTTATCTAAAGCTGCTATTCAATTACGGGAGCAAATAGATGATTCCTTCCCAGATCGTGACAGGGCATCGGATGGTTGGCTCGGTGATACCCGACACGCTGCTCGTAAGTCTGATCATAATCCAGATGAGCAGGGCTGGGTTCGTGCCATTGACATTGACGCAGATTTATTCGGTGTCGGAATCAAGCCGTTTATCATGCCCGACCTTGCAGATCAGATTCGAATCAGTTGCAAGTCTAAGGCAGAAAAGCGCATCTCGTACATTATTTTTAACGGCAGGATTGCGTCTCCCATCCTTAACTGGAAGTGGCGTAACTACACAGGGGCTAACAAACACACTCACCATATGCATGTCAGCTTTAAGAAAGAAGCTGACCTTCTGGGTGAGTTTTTTCAGATACCTATGCTAGGAGCAAATTAATGAATATGAAAAGCCCTTATGTCCTCACTGCTGGAGCATTCTTAGCAGCTTGGGCTGCTACTAACTTTGCAGCTGATTACCGCTCAATTCTTTGGGCTGTCCTTGCTGGTGTCTTTGGATATGCGACCCCTAAGAAGTGACACAATCCGATTTCTTTACGCTCTACCTAGCAACACTGGCAATAGTCGGTGGCTTGTCTGGGTATGTCATTACCCACTTGTTGTCTGAGATTAAAAGACTCAACACGCGAGTCGATGAAATCTACAACATCTTACTAGACAGGTAACATTCTGCTATGGCAAGAAAAGCAAAGGCGTTAGAAGAGCAAGGTTACTCAGCTCTTGATGCTTACTGCATTGGGTTGCATGAATACTGGAAATCATTACGCAGGGCAGGTTTTGCAGAAGGCATTGCTTTATTCATGATTACTGATACCCAATCTTATCCAGCATGGATATTGCCACACCCTGTCGATCCAGATAAGTTCGGCAACTACGAAGATGAGGACGATGACTAAAGCGAGATATTTAATTATCAGCGACCTTCAGATTCCATATCATCATGAAGCAGCTGTTAAGAATCTCATCAAGTTAGTTAAGCGAGAGAAGTTCGACCTTATCCTCAATACAGGCGATGAGCTTGATATGCAGAGCCAGTCTCGCTGGGCTCAAGGTACTAAGTTGGAGTGGGAAGGTACGCTAG